GTAACGATAAATGTGGCTCTTACCGAATCTACTGGTGGCAACATATCAAACAACCAAGTCGTAGCTATAAACTTTAGGACGTTGTTGGAATCTTCATCATTGACGTCAACCGAGATTGCCGATGCAGTGTGGTATGCCCAGCTGGTTGACTACACAACACAAGGAACCTTCGGTGAAGAGTTAGCTACACATTCCGACATACATGCAGCAACGGCGACGTCGACAATACCTTACGTCAGTGGATCTATAATATACGGTACTCTAACTTCTGGCACAATAGCAGACACCACAATCCGAGATAATAATCACTGGGTGATTGACGAAGATAACGTCACTGGTTTAACAGTTGAGTTTGTTTTCAACTTAGCATCAGCAGCACAGAGGGCGGGAGTATTTACGTTATTTGGACGGTACGACGGAAAGGGTACTAGCCATTACATAGAGTTGTGGGTATGGAACGTAGAATCTGCAGCGTGGGAACTATTGCATGAAGATTTTATGATCAGTACTACACTAGACACAGAGTTTAGTCACAGCTATTATGAACAGCATGTCGATCGGTCAAATAATAACGAAGTTAAAATACGTCTTGTTCATAACGTAACAACATATCACAACTCCCACGATCTACATATTGATTCCTGCGCCATAACAGCAATTGATATCATTACTGCTGCAGACATTGCTGATGCAGTGTGGGACGAATCCTCAGCTGACCACAATACTGCTCTAACAATGGGTGCAAAGTTGAACGGTGCTGGTAACGCTGGCGACCCGTGGACTGCTGACCTATCTACCTATGGCCCAGGAACAGCAGGTGCTACAATACTTGATATCCAAACTACAGTTGATCAAATTGAGACATTGTCTTCAACGCAAGAGACAATGATACTCGAAATGTACGAGCTCCTTGGTTTAGACCCAACGAAGCCACTAACTGTTACTAAGACAGCAAGGACCGCAGGAACTATTAGCCAAACTATTGTTTCTGACGCAAATAGCACAGTAGTTACGAGGGTATAATGGATCACTTTCAGTTAGCCACTGAGGGTGTAGGTCCGGGATGGACTACGTTCAGCATGGCTACATGCGGATACAGCTTTGACGTAATTGTTATCCCTCCTTCCAGTGGTGGCGGAGGTGGTGGCTCCGGAGTTGGCAAACTCTATCCTTACACAGGGATGGACCATGTTATTATCGTCCGCATTAAGAAAGACGATAAAGTATGGGAGTCAGAATACAGAACATCTAAATTCTTTGCTGATCAAATACCAGCTATCACAGCCTGGTTTACGGGTGCTATAAGACTGGTAGATACAGTCTCTATTAAGATTCAGCAATTAGGCATAAATATTAAAAATATCTTTGTTAAGGGTAAAAAGCTATGATTTTAGCACAATTAGAATTAAATGAAGCAACTGAGATGGACTTTGGTATCGAAGTGCACGGCACTACAGAATCAACGTCCGAGATCCGCTTCATTATTGAAGGGCCAACTTACGGGATTATCTGTAAATGCGTTGAGAACAACGGTACGATTACTGCTACGATTCCGAAGCTAAAAGGTATCTTACCAGCCGGAACATTTGAAGCAAAACTTGAAGTGGTTGTAGATGGTAAGTTCTTTGTTCCACTAACTGAGTCCATCGAGTTTAAACCAATGGTAGAGTTTGATGTCACTTCTACTAAAACAAAGCCAGCAGCAGCTCCAACAGTTCAGACAACTGGGGTAAAAGTTCGTGTTATCGAAACCCCAGTGACACCGGGACCGGTCGTTGAAAAACCAGTTGAAGAAGCCAAGGGTGAGAATAGAGCACTATGGGATCGTATCAATGCCCGCGGCACAGTGCCAAGCATTGACAGAGAACGCTACACTGATATGTCTGACCAAGGGTTAGAAGGACCGTTCCGCACAAAGAGCGGCAAGGTGCTGTATTACGACGCAAGAGAAGGCAAGTATTACGATCGTGATTCCGACATGTATGTCGACAATAAAGATTACGAAGCAATGAACGAAGCGAAGGCCGGCCACGACGAATTCCGTGGAGCAAGCAAAGATGTCCCGACCGAGCGCTCACGACCACCAGTTAGAAAGCCGGCAACTAAACCTCAGCAAGAAGAAACTCCGTCCTGGGAATCAATCGTAAAAGCACAAGGCGCAAAGCCGCTTACAGACGAAAGTGCCCCTCAGTCTAAGAGATCAAAAGCAGAAGCATTGCGCAGGAAGCTAGAGGACATGCAGGGCAAGCTAAGAGAAACTAAGAAGGCAATGGCTAACAAGTCTCTTAAAGAGGCTCCGATTAACCAGGTCGTTCCTACTCCCGGACAACCTGCTCAAGCTCAACCAGGACAACCTGTACAGCCAGGACAACAACCAGCAGCACAAACGCAACCACAGCAACCGCCAGCACCTCCAGGATCACCGATGGCAGCTAAGGCATCAGTACCTGACATGGTAACTGGGCTAAAGAGTTCGATGCAGCCGGCAGCATTTAATGCTCTAAAACAGACTATAGCAAAGGCATAATATGGCAGACGAACAAGAACCAGCAACAGCATTAGAATCTAAGCATGTGACAATTAGCTTAAAAACGGTCGGGTCAGTAGTTTCCGCGGTGGTTGCTATCCTGGGTAGCATCTGGGCAATCGACAGTCACTATGCCTCAGCTGCTGACGTAGCCAGGATGCAGCAGTCAATGGAATACAATGTCAGACAGTTGCGCATAGAACAAACTGAAGACGAGCTATTTAAGCTCGACGCTAAGAAACAAGCACAAGGCGGCAGGCTTGAGCCGATGGAGCAAGCATTACATGATCGATACGTTCGTCGTATCCGAGACGCTCGTCGAGAAGATGAAAAATCACTGAATCTTATTAACAAGGAAAAATAAGCATGTTTGTCACTGAACTCTTTTTACAAGAAAGCGAAGGCAAGCTAATTGCTATTTTCCGCAAAGGTCCTACACTAGATAAACCAACTGGCATGGCATCTAAGATCTACCTATGGAAGACGGGTCCTGGAGAAAACGCTTTCGAGATGGAAGTAGGGCAAGAGAAGAAGCGTATTCCTGTTACTTTGCCGTTTGAAAAGATTAAAGCTACAATGGCCTTAAAGGGGTTTACAGAAGAGATCGAGAATGAAGGAACTGCTATAAACGAATCTAACACAGCCTATCATCGCATCTCTGTTACGATATCTAATCCTAACGCCGTAGCAGTGTCAGAAAGAAACGAGGAAATTCAAAAGTTCATCCGTGTTAAAGGCGACGAAGTTGACGCACTCAAGAAAGCAGTTGAACATTACAAGAAGCAAGGGTTTAAGGTATACGACGCATACTATGTAGAAGGGTATGACAAAGGTATTCCGGTGCCAGAAGCCTCAATGACTAAGAGCATCCCTAACAAGCAAGGAAGCATATTCAACAAAGGTGTAGAGAAACTCGTAGGTCAGCAGGTAGCAATTGTTGCTAACGATCATCCAGATAATGTATCGTATGGACTGTTTAAGCGCATTGGTGAGACCGGACTGTGTCACATTAAACTAAACGGTGGCAAGCTAAGGAACTGGGCAGCAGGTGATATGATTGCTGTACAACCAAACGAAGTGTTTGCTCCATGGGATTCCCGTTTAAAAGACTTAACTTCAATACACAGAGAGTATGATGATAACGGAGAGAAGATTGTTCGCGAGATCGACGACCTAACAGTAGCAAATCTACAAGCAAAGAGACTGCGCGATCTTCGAACTCAACCAGACGAAGTAAAAGGTGAGATTGCTAAAGGTAAAGTCCGCGGCATGTGGGATCGTGTTAAAGGTCGTGAAGCACTGAAACGTAAGATACAGACCAAGCAAAATCCACCAGTGTTTACTGAAGACGAGATTAAAGAAGGATGGAAACAAAATATAGCTGCTACTGCAATTGCTGTTGGCACTGTTGGTGGGTTAGGTGGTGCTTATCATAAAATGGATCAAATAACTAACGAGAAGATTGCTAAGTTAGAACAACGATACGAACAAGTAGTCGATAAAGATCCAGCACTTGCTGCTAAAATAAAGAACCGCATAGAATGGTTAAAGGAACCGGTCACCGACCTTGGTGGCCGACGATAAAGAACGTAACCGGGACCGTTATGGCTACGGTGGCGTAGGTCGATCCGAACCTGAATAAGTAGATTCGCTGCCTGCTTGTTCGAATCGGACACCCTTCTTACAGTTATTAAAATGCCATCGCGAATAGTTGCGGACATCTACTTCTTTCTTACAGTGTAAGCAGGTTACTTTTGTCGGCGATACCCCTTTGTTGTTCGCAGGTTGCCCTTTTCTTCCTTTTGATATATTAGAACATTGTTCATCCGTGAATTTATATCCGGCAGTAGTAAATGTGGGTCGCTTACCATTCTTGATTTCGTCAGATAGTATTTTCTTATATGCGTCGGTAGTTTTTGATAACCCGGTTAACTTTTTCGAAAGAGCAGCTCTCTTCGAATCTGAACACAGTTGCCCCTCGGCACCGTCGCCGCCGTCAGTCATATTCAACAAAATACCGGTTCCTAAATCTTTACGGCCCCATAATCTAATAAGGCGCCTCTCAATTGCTAAAGCACCGATTTCGGTTAGGTTTTCTTCTAAGATAATTATTCTCGAGCATTCCGGAACTGTAAAAGAATGTTTTGCGATTGCCCTTGATTGCTTACCTTTACCAATGTAGTAAGGTGTGCCTGCTTTTGCTGTTTTAGAATCTTTAATCCGAATATATGCGTATACATAAAATCCAGTGGGTGGCGCGATATGACTATAAATACTCATGCTGTTGCTCCAGTTAGCGATAGAGCGGTTAGGGTCGACGAAACCAGCGAACCGCACTATTATTTATACCAAACGGGTTGATTTAACAAATAATATTACGTTATAATAATTTAAATAGGAGATTCATTGTATGGTTACTAGGATGTTTACACCGGAACAGAAAGCGAAACTGACACAGCTATTCACCGAAAGCATAGCGGTGCTCCAAGAAGTAGAAGACTTGTCTGAAGGCCTTTCGGATACAATCAAAGCAGTAGCAGAAGAGCTAGAGATAAAACCGGCCTTACTGAAGAAAGCCGTAAAGGTTGCCCAAAAGTCCAGGTTCACCGAAATGAACGAAGACCACGAAACAGTTGCTGATCTTCTTGAAACTGTTGGGCGTACTCTCTAGGAAATAATCTAGCAGCACTTAAATCACGGTGATTCCGGCCACAAGCGGATAATAGGAGTATCAATTTGAGTTACGTCGACGCACGGCACGACCGAGAGAAAGATCGCATTCACGTAGTAGAACGCGACAAAGATGGGAATCGAGTATTCAGAGATTTCCCGGCGGAATATATTTTTTATTTCGATGACCCAAAAGGTAAGCATCAAACAATCTACCGCACACCAGTAAGCAGATTCACATCTCGTTCCAATAAAGAGTTTAGGAAAGAGATGCGTATCCACAGTGGAAAGCGGCTGTGGGAAAATGACTGTAACGTAGTCTTTCGATGCTTAGAAACTAACTACATGGGAGCAAAGTCTCCTAAGCTACACACAGCATTTATCGACATCGAGGCAGACTTTGACATAGAGCAAGGTGGATACGCTCCGACAGATAACCCATTCAACAAAATCACTGCTATCACGATTTACTTTGACTGGCTAGATAAGTTAGTTACTTTATCTGTTCCACCGAAATCGTTGTCTTTAGAAGCTGCTGAAGTGATAGCAAATAAGTTCGACGATACTTATGTGTTTGAAAGAGAAGCTGACATGCTTGACTCTTTCTTAACTCTCATCGACGACGCAGATATTTTAACAGGTTGGAACAGCGAAGGGTACGACATACCCTACATTGTAGGGCGAATCATTCGTACCTTAGCTAAAGATGACCTGCGTCGTATGTGTTTGTGGGGTCAGCTTCCTAAGCAGCGAGAGTTCGAACGGTACGGTGCTAAGAGCACTACATTTGATCTAATTGGCCGCGTACACCTTGACTACATGCAACTGTATCGCAAGTACACTTACGAAGAGCGTCACAGCTATTCGCTGGATGCTATTGGTGAGTACGAGCTAGGTGAGAGAAAGGTGTCCTACGAGGGATCACTGGATCAACTGTATAACCAAGACTACTACAAGTTCTTAGACTATAACAGACAGGACGTTATACTACTAGCGAAGCTTGACAAGAAGCTAAAATTCCTGGACCTGACAAACGAACTAGCGCACGATAACACAGTATTGCTACAGACAACTATGGGAGCGGTTGCGGTCACCGACCAGGCAATCATCAATGCTGCTCATAAGCAAGGGCTTATTGTTCCGTCGCGCAAGGAACGCACATTCCACAACGAAGACGACGAGGATAAAGAAGAGGACCTAACAGAAAAGGCAGCCGGTGCGTATGTTGCTTATCCGAGAAAAGGAATGCACAAATACATCGGAGCAATCGACATTAACTCTCTGTACCCTTCGTGTATTCGTGCCCTGAACATGGGTCCAGAAACTATTGTCGGTCAGCTTCGTCCAGTAATGACTGATAGATACATTTCTGAGAAAATGGCCGATAAGAAGGTAGGTAAGAAAACGATTAAAGGTGCGTCGTTTGCTGGCGCGTGGGAAGGACTGTTCGGTAGTTTAGAGTACACCGCAGTTATGAACATGGAGAAAGGTACCGAGATCATTATTGACTGGGAAGAAGATGGGGTATCTACTGCTCACACAGCAGACGAAGTATGGCGTATCATCTTCGAAGGTGGTCAGAAGTGGGTCCTGAGCGCAAACGGTACGATCTTCCAATACGAGACAGAAGGTATTATACCTACGCTACTAGCAACTTGGTACGCTGAACGAAAAGAACTACAAGCTAAAAAGAAAGCAGCAACTGATAAAGAAGAAATTGCGTTCTGGGATAAGCGACAGCTTGTTAAGAAGATTAACCTAAACAGTTTGTACGGAGCATTGCTTAACCCAGGTTGTAGATTCCACGATCATCGCTTAGGTCAATCTACTACGTTAACTGGTCGTATCATTGCGAGACACATGGACGCATTCATTAACGAATGCTTAACGGGCAAATACGAATACAACGGCGAAGCTATTGTGTACGGTGATACTGACTCTGCTTACTTCTCTGCTTGGCCAATGGTTAAAGATGATGTCAAAGCAAAGAAAATGGAATGGAACAAAGAGATAGCCATCCAACTATACGACAGCATTGCTGAACAAGTAAACGAAAGCTTCCCAGCAATGATGGAGAGGGAATGCCATTGCCCATCAGAGCGCGGTACGCTGATTAAAGGCGGCCGAGAAACTGTTGCTCTCAGTGGATTGTTTGTTACTAAGAAGCGTTATGCTATTCTAGTATATGAGCAAGAAGGTACACGACTTGATCACTATGATCACGAAACAGCAAAGAAGAAAGGTGTTATTGAAGGGTTAGGTAAAGTAAAGGCTACTGGACTTGATCTACGACGCAGCGACACCCCGAAGGTCGTTCAGGAATTCCTAAGCGTTATTTTACAAGACGTTCTTCTCGATGTGCCAAAGGAACAGATCATTGAGAAAATTAAAGAGTTTAAGCGGTTCTTTGCTGAAGTCCCAGCTTGGGAAAAAGGTTCTCCGAAACGTGTAAACAACTTGACGAACTACACAGAAACAGAAGAGCGCGAAGGTAAGTCGAACTTGCCCGGACACGTCAGAGCAGCAATGAATTGGAATATCTTACGCCGAATGAATGGCGACAATTACAGCATGAAGATAGTTGATGGAATGAAAGTCATCGTCTGTAAGCTTCGCCCAAATCCGATGGGATACACTTCGGTTGCTTATCCAACAGACGTTCTTCATATTCCAGATTGGTTTAAGGATTTACCGTTCGATAGTAGTGAAATGGAAGATACTATCGCTAAGAAATTCGAAAACTTACTCGGAGTTTTGAATTGGGATATTACCAACAATACTCAAGTCAAATCGTCGTTCGATTCATTATTTTCGTTTGATTAATTGTTCAAACAGGTTGCGTTTACCTAAATACATTTGCTATCATAACACATATTAGAGGAGTTTCACATGCCATACTCGTTTTTAAAAGATATCGTTCAACATACATTTAGCCTCGGAGGAATTAATCTGGTGAAGGTTACTGGCACCGAGAGCGAGACAGCAATCGATGCTTTGTCCGAAGACCGCAGCGTTATTCTACAAGCAAAGACGCATAACCCTTGGCCAATGTTTATTGGGCAGTTTGGTATGCCTAACTTAGACAAGCTTAACGTTATTCTGAACATTCCAGAATACGCAGCAGATTCTAAAATCACTGTCACTAAAAAGAAGGTCGGTGAAGTAGAAGAACTTGCTGGCCTGCACTTTGAAAACAAGGCAGGCGACTTTAAGAACGACTACCGCTTTATGAGCTCCGCTCTTATTAACGAGCAACTGAAGCAGCTAAAGTTTAAAGGCGTAAAGTGGAACGTTGAGTTTGAGCCTACAGTTCAGAACATTCAGCGGCTGAAGTTCATGGCAAGTGCTAACAGCGAAGAAAAGACTTTCATCGCTAAGACTGAAAAAGGCTCACTGAAGTTTATGTTTGGTGACCATAGCTCACACGCAGGCGACTTTGTATTCGCCGACAGTGTGACCGGAACAGTCGCCAAAGGTTTCCACTGGCCTATCACTGAAGTAATGGGCATCCTGAACTTAGCAGGCGACAAGGTCTTCCGCATTAGCGATGAAGGCGCTGCTCAGATCACAGTCGATAGCGGCTTAGCACTTTACACCTACACAATGCCTGCACAGCAGAAATAAATGCCAACTATTACCACCGAAGTTGATGTAGATGTCGATCTCAATGACTTCGACACAGATGACTTACTTGAAGTGCTCGAAAATCGAAACGTGCAAGTCTCTGGCGATGTCGTTGAAGTCATTGAGAAGCTTCATACTGCTTACTTGTTGAACCAAGGCCACGACGTGGAAAGATTAATGCGTGAATTATTTTACAAAGGTATAGGTCGTATAGTATGACATAATAAGCAGATAACGCAAGTAGAGATAAATAAAGTATATAGGAGACTACTATGTTTTACATTTATGCTTACTTACGGACCTCTGAGCTAACGCCTTACTACATCGGCAAAGGACAAGGAAATCGTGCTTACACAAACAATCACTCTGTTGTTGTTCCTAAAGACCGGCGCCGAATAGTAATTCTAGAATCGAACTTAACTGAAATAGGAGCTCTTGCTCTTGAACGCAGACTGATTCGTTGGTGGGGAAGAAAAGATTTAGGTACAGGCATTCTTCGTAACCAAACAGACGGAGGTGATGGATGTAGCGGTGCTATTCCGTGGAACAAGGATAAAGAAATCGGGTCTTTCCTAACTGAAAAAGGTAGAAATAAGATTAGTAAAGCAAATAAGGGAATCAAAAAGAATCATGGAGAAAAAGTGTCTGCTGCTGCTAAGGGAAAGCCGAAAACCGAAGAACATAAAAAAAAGCTAAGTGAAGCTGGTAAAGGTAATGTTCCGTGGAATACCGGTAAAACTAAAGAGAACAACGAAGCAGTGAAACGATATGCTGAATCACTCAAAGGCCGTATATTTACTGACGAACATCGTGCTAAACTAAGTGAGTCACATAAAGGTAAAGCGAATACTGAAGAGCAAAAAGCAAAAATTAGT